TTAGGCATCTGCCATGATGTCCGGGCGCGGCCCGAACCCACGCCGACAGCGGGGATGGGAGATCGGCCACTCCACTGCCTCTTCGACCGTCCTCACTGTGCGATTAGCCTTGTCGGGGTCCTGGTGGGTGGTCCAGCCGCAATCAGCTCCGTCGAAGACCTCCACCATGGAGACACCCGCCTGGCGGGTCCGGTTGAGCGTGCCCGCGTTGTAAGCGACGGCCGACTTGGCGAGCGTCGCGGCCTCCGCCCAGGCACGGACTGGAACGCGGGCACCGTTGCGGTAGATGACGTGGGTCAGCTTGTGGTCGGCCGCGAGCTTGCTCGCCAGTTGCCTCGCGGCCTGCTTGGCCGTCATGTTTCCCGCCGCGAGAAGAGGGACTTCCCGACGCGCGGCTTCACGCGCTGCTCGGTAGAACTGGCTCGCCATCCTCTCCGCCTCTTGCGAACGGCGTAGGAAGTCGGCGTACGAGTCAGCAGCCAGCGACTGGAGGGCGTCACGGTGGAACATAGTCCAGGTGAACGTCTCGCCAAGAGCCTCAGCAGCCACGCCGGCGCCAGCGGCGTACAGATGGGGCAGCTGTCGCTGGACGAACTGTTGGGCTTCTTGATCAACACGCTTCCGGAAGGCGCGGATCGCCTTCTTGAACTCTTCCAGGGTCGCTGCCGTATGCGGCGCTCTCGGGCTGTCGACGAACTGGGCGATGACGGCGCGCTGCTTGTCGGCGAGGCGCTGCCAGGCTTCCTCGAGCACCGCGGCGACCCGGCGGGCAACCTCGTCCTGGTCGCCCGGTACCAACGGTGGCCACTCGTAGGTCATGTCGCTCTACCGTGCCCGATGGGTGTGCAGCAGAGGTGCGGCCACGAGGTCGGTCCCTTGCTCGGCTTCCACCAGTTCGTCAGGCGCGACGAGGTCGACGAGGTCGGTGATCTGTCTTTCGATCCCTGCGAGGTTGTTGCTTTGGTCGATGGTGACCACGCCGTCCACGGTCATGCGGAGCGGTTCAGCAAGCAGTTTCGCGCGCCGCTCGGACAGGACCTCGTTGGCAACGGCGCGGGCGGAGAGCAAGCGGGCGTAGCGGACTTCAAGGTCGGCGGTGTCGGTAGCGGGTCCGAGCTGAGCCAGCAGCCAGGCACGTACGGCGTCGTTCACGGGGTACTCCTGTCGTACGAAGTGAGGCTCGGCACCCTGGCGGTGTCGAGCCTCACGGATGTTGGTCTGCTAGTCGGCCTCGGTCTTCTTCGACGTACGCCGTCTCGGACTCCTGGCGGGCTCCGGCTCCGGCTCCGGCTCCGGCTCCGGCTCCGGCTCCGGCTCCGGCTCCGGGGCAGATTCCCCCACGTCAGTGCCGACGGTGGGCGGCCTCTCTACTTCGTCGACGAACGACGGATCGCTCGACGAAGGCTCGCTCAGCTCCCAGGCGTTTGGATGAGTGATCAGCTCGGCGAGAGCTTCGTCCGGTGCGTCTCCCGGCAGCAGAACTACCGAGTCATGGGTGCGCGGATCCACCAAGTGCACTGCGGTGCGCAGTCGTTGAGCCATGTCAGATCACCGTAGCCACGAGGTGGGCATCCGGGGTGTGCATCACCGGCATCGCTGCCGCCGCGACCTTCGTCCAGATCTGGCCCGGGTCGGTCTGGATGCCCCGCGTGACGATGAGCCCGGGTGCATCCTCGCGGAGGATCTCCGGATTGGTACCGCGGGTGAGGTTCAGTGAGTCCCAGGTACGACCCCACTGGATCTGCGCCCACCTGTCCCGCTGCGGCGGGATGTAGATCCACTTGTCCTGCGGCAGGACCTTCGTCGCCACCCCGTCCACGCGGACCTGGGCCTTGTAGAACACCACCCGGGGCAGGCCGTACGTGTCGCGCACGGACTGCACCTGCGCCGGTGTCAGTGTCGCGGTCGGCGTCGTGGACGGCGACACGGAGTTCCAGAACGCGGCCCGGTACACGGCGTTGTTCGCGAAGTAGCTGTATGCCTTCTTCGACGTAAGGACGAACTCCGGGGTCGGGACCCCGAGATCGTCGAGGTACTGGAGCCAGCCGAGCTCGTCCTTGAGCGGATCCGACGCTGGATCTGACCAGGGCACCGGGGCGGTGACCTGGTTCGCCGCAGGCATGCCGAAGTCGGCCTCGTTGACGTAGTTGTTCTCGTTGATCGTGAGCTTGCCATCCAGCAGTACGTCTGCCGCGGCCAGCTCGATACGGCCCTGGATGGCCTCCACGTGCCGCTCCACGTCGTCGTAGAGCAACTCGATCAGCCGGTCCTGGTCGGCTCCGCGCTCGGCGTCCAGGAGCAGCTGTTCCTGCTCGCCGACGACGAGCTTCTGTCCCATCTCCGCGAGCCCACCTTCACGGACGTTCGACCACGCGTCGCGCGAAGCGAACGGGACGGACGCGTCGTACGCCCGGTACTTCGCGACGTTGACGTAGCGGCCGTTGTCCTTGATCCGCCACTTCACCTCGTTGATCTTCAGTGCCGGGAAGACCAGCTGCTGAAGGAGGAAGTCCTCGGGCGTGGGCAGGGCGCGGGCGAAGGTCGTCAGATCCCTGACCGTGACGTCCTTGAGGAGGTCCTGAATGGTCATCTGCTGGTCACCTCACACGAACCGGATCTGCGCACCGGTCGGCGACCAGGTGACCTTGGTGATGTCGATGCCGCCGGGCACCTTCGACGTCCTGACGACGCCGTGCCACAGCATTGCGGCCGGCACCTTCGTGGCACCCGGCGCGAAGAACGCCTCGGCGAAGACGACTCCGGCGAGGACCTGGGTACCGTCGGAGGCGGCCGGGTTCCAGGGTGCGTACAGGCCCGAGGCGGTGATCTTGCCCACCGGGATCCCGGACACGACCCGGGAGTATGGCTGTTCGGGGTCGGTCGACGCGAAGTAGTGCGTGTTCGCGGTGAACTTCGACAGGTCGAGAGTGATCGTTTCGGTCTGGTCGGTTCCGTGCAGCGAAGCGAGCCAGTCGCGGTTCGCACTGAACGTCGCCGACCGGGATATGGGCTGAATGGACAACGCCCCTACCTCCAGCGGACGGTCGCGGATGGGTGCCGCGCGCTCACCGGGTCGGTGGCGCCGTCCACGAGTCGGGTAGGGGCGTGGTCCCCGTGTCCGGCCTGCCCGCCGGTGGGATCATGGTCTACGCCATGACGTTGCTGAGCTGGTCAGTCAGCGATGAAGCCGCGTCGCCGGGCCATTTCGAGCCCGGCCGCACCGGGCTTGGGCGGGACGCCTCCCCGCGACGGCGGGCCGCTGGCGGGAGATCCGCCGGGAGCGGGCGGCACGCTCTCACGGGCCTGGCCGAACAGCTCAGGCCGCCGCTCCTTCAACTGCTCGGCAGCAGCGGTGACCGCGTCCTCGTCGGCATCGGGCTGATCGAGCAGGGCCCGATCGATGAGCAGCACGGCGTCCGCAAGGTCGTCTCCGGCCGCGCCGAGCCCAGCCAGAGCAGCCCGACGGATGGCTGCGCGCTCCCTGGTCAGGGCCTGCGCCTCGCGTGCCTCGGCTGCCTTCAGCTTCTCTTCGGCGGCCCGCTCGCGGCGCTCGACCTCGGTCATCGCGGCCTGGTCGGCGTCGCGCTTCGTGGTGATGAACTCGGTCAGCGCCTCGGAGGTGTCGAAGCCGAGTTCGCCGAGCAGCTTCTTCACAGCAGCCCGGCCGCCTTGGGTCTTCTCTCGGGCCAGCAGCCGCGACAGGTCGTCCTGGGTGACGCCGCCGCTCTGGGGACTGCCCTCGTCGCCAGGCTTGTTGGAGTCGTCCTCCGGCGAGGCGCCGAGTATCGGATAGATCGGCCGCCCATCACGGCGGTGCCCGACCGGTTCGAGCGGGTTAGGAAGCGAGGGGCGCGTCATGCATGAACCATCCACAGGTCTCCAGCGCCCCCGCGCCATTGATCAGTGTAGCGAGCGCGAGCATCTGTCCAGCTCAGCCCTGACGTATCCCGCCGGGGCAAGATCACTGTCAGTGCCATCCCGTATCCTGACCGTCGTCGATCGAAGGGGGACCAGTGTCAACTGTGCGCTCTAGCCGCCGCATTGAGAGGGCAGGCGTCAATGCTCTTCGCGCACTCCTTGAGGAAAACGACCACATCGTTCAGGAGATCGACGGAGGTAACGATCATGGCGAAGACATGATCGTGAACTTCACGCGCGGCGGGAAGCGGACAGGCTGCTGGATCGCCATCCAGGTAAAGAGCGGCAAGACATACAAGCGCGCGAACGGGTACGCGATCCCCATCGAAGATCACTTCGATGATTGGCGCCAGAGCCGAATTCCAATCATCGGAGTCGTCTACGACATGAAGAAAAGGGAGCTCTTCTGGGTCAATCTGACCGAAAAGCTCAAGGCCACCGACCAACACCCCGGCTGGGTGCAAATACCGAATACGTCGCTGCTGTCAGAAGAGACAGTCCATCAGTTCTACACGGATGTCGCAACCTATGTCGGGGACACTAGGATGCAGATTCGCGCGGCGACTCAAGAAGATGCGTTAACCGAAGCGGTCCGCGCCAGGCAGGGATTGGACCCCCTGACAGCACCCAACCCCCTGTTCGAAGGCTTGGCCAGCTTCACCCTCCGCCACGAGGAGCGCCTTGACGTCATCGCAAAAGACGTGCGCCGCGCTCTCCCACTACTGATCTTGGTCACAATTATGGCGTGGGAGTGGCCTCGCCAAATCCGCTTCGCCGAGGGATCTGCGGCCGCAAGTCCGATCCTGTGGGTACTCAACCTCTACGCCTTTATGTTTTTTATGGCGCTGACCATGTACTTTGAATTCCGAGCCGGCCGCTTCCCCAAAGAGACCTGGAGATGGCTTTCAGTCATCGCCAGCAATTTTCTTTGGATTCCATTCGTAGATCCCGATGGGGATCGCGGCTGGTGGGGCACGACCTGGATCATAGCCGGGAGCCTCACACCTGTAATCGGAATGGGGCTCTTGTTTATTGCCTTCGTTCATTTCGCTCGCGACCGAATGAAAATTCGACGTACACAAGACGGTTAAAGAGCAAGAAGTCCCCGTCAGGTATCGTTCGCATCCGAGGATTCGGATACAAAACTATTCGACGAGATCCTCGGCAGCTCCGGTCCAGCTTTTGGAAGGCCGAGGTATTCACGCACAGCGTCGTTGTCTCCGGTTGCGTCCGCAAGGCGTGCGGCAGCCTCAAAGGCTCTGGACTGGATGCGCTCGATCTCCGCTTGGGCGTCGTCGATCGGGTATCCGGCGTCGATGAGCATACGGATGCCGGTCTCCACCGACAGGACCCCGGCGCCGACGGCCTTGACCACCTCGTCCAGGACGGCAGCGCGGTCGGTCGGCGTGTGCGGTCCCCACATCAGGCGCGCAGGAAGCGACTCCCCCGCGGGCCAACCCTCTGCCTGCCCTGCCTGGTGGAGTCGTTGCACCATGCGCAGCAGGACGACGTATTTGTGGGTCCGGGCCAGGCGCATCGCGGCGACGAGCGAGTCCAGCGGGCCGAGTGCGAGTTGAAGGGCGTAGCCGGACGGCAGGGCAGTCGGGTCGAGGGTGCCGAGGCCGGCGGCGGTGAGACGGCTGTTCGCTGCGATGCGGTCGAGGATGTGGTCGACGCGGGCACGGAGTTCGGCGAGTTGGGCCGACGTGTCGAGGACGTCCATGCGCCCGTTGTCGTTGAGCTGCCACACCGTCCCGGCCCGGACCTTCACCGGAAGCGGCTGGCCGGTCGCTCGGTCGATGGGCAGCCGTGCCCCAGCCAGGCCAATGATCGGGGATCCTGTGGTGGCCGATGCGCCGGAGCCGTCGGTGTCGGTCGCGGACAGCTCATCGAGGGCCTGGAGTATGGTGGCCACGGTCGGCTTCCCCCAGTGCTCTCCGCTGGCGGGGATGCTGTTCGTGATGTGGATGACGGGGATGAAGTCCGCCATCAGGTCGAGCCGGTCGAGGACTTCGCCGTCCGAGCGGACTCGGAACTTGGCCTTGTGCAGGGGAAGGTCGTACAGGAGCTCGGAGCCCTTGAGGTCATCCAGCTGCCATTCCGCGTCCGTGAGGTAACACGTCCACGGAGATGGCCGACTCGGCGCCCACGGGTAGTTGCGTGTGATGATGCCCGTCTCGGCGTTGAGCCTGTCACCGGCTACCAGGACCGGTTCGCCGTCGCCTGCGTAGAGGTACTCACGGGCTGGGCTGCCGTCCTTCGCCGTGGCGCGCCGACTGGCCGGGCCGATCGGGCCGAGTTCATACGTAACCCGTCGAAGCCGCGCCTTAAGGCCGCGCCGTTCGTCCGCAGGCAGCTCCCAGGCAAGGTGAACCCTCAGCGGGAACTCGGCTCCGTCCTGCTCGCCGTCCTCCGGCCATTCCGGGAAGTACAGGCCCGGGTCCCATGTGCGCAGCAGGACACGGCCTTTCCCCGGCTCCCAGGCCAGGGTGTAGACGGCGTCACCCAGGAGGATCGCGGTGCGCTCGGCCTGCTGGAGTCGCAGCGGCAGCAGCTCCTTCTCAGCCCAGTCCCGCAGCCTTTCCTGTACAGCCAGCGCCATGGCCGCCTCGGCGTTCGCCTCTTCATCGGCGTGTTCGGCGCCTGCGACAGTGATCGTCTGCTCGGAGCCGAGGAGGTACCCGAGCGCGGTGTCGACGAGCTTCGAGGCGTCGCCGAGTTCCCGCCGTTCGGTTCCAGCGTCGTCGTCTCCGGTTACGGCGGCGACCTGGCCGGCCTGGTTGGAGTCGTAGGCGGCGAGCAGCCGATAGGCCGCGAGACGGCGCAGGTCCTCGTCCGGTACCCATGACCGGGTCAGCTCTGCCCAGGTGTTACGGCCAGGACGGCGTGGGTCGGCCATCGCTGGCTTGTAGTCCAGCCAGCTCCAGACGTCGGTGATCAGCTCGCGCAGGCCCACAGTGCCCCTCCAGGCAGTCGGCCCCGCGCCGCGCCTCCAGCCTACGAGACGTCTTCCGCGTCAGGCTTCCACGTGCTCCGGCCCTCGGGGTCGAGAAATTCCGAGCAGCCGAAGGCTCCGAGGTCGAAGATTCCGTCATGAACAGCAACCCGCCGGATGATTGGTCCCCAGCGGACAATCCGTATGCGATCGCGCTCTCGGAAGCGAACTGGTGGCGTGCCACGGTCACCTTGACCGTCGAGCGCATGCACAGCGACGACATCCAAGTCGGCTGGTTCAGCTCCCGGCAGATCGACGCTCGCACTCTGGTCGTCGCCCTGCGCCAGCTCCTCGCCGCAGTCAAGCTCGAACGGATGGCCCTCAAAGACCTCGGCATGGATCCGGCGGTCGTCACGGCACTTGATGATGCCGAGCAACGCTTCCTTGACACCCTGCCGAACATCAAGCACGTCCGCGACGGCCTGACGCACTTCGAGGACTGGGCCCGTGGCATGGGCAAGTTCGGCCCGCAGGCAGACGCCCGCAAGAACGCTGAAGCTCGTGACGTAGCCCGCGACTTCTGGAGTTTCGGCTACGACCCGGCCACCGACACCGTCACCTTGGGACCGTTCACCATTTCCGTCAGCGCGGCAGTCCCCGCGGCCAATGCATTGTGCGCCGCGATCTACGCCGCGACACGCGCGGTCGACCAGCGGAACGCTGCTGAACTACGAGACCAGGTCGTTCAGGCGCTGGTAGACGCAACGATTCCCTGCACTCCTTCACAGGACCCGGTTCGGGTCACGCAAGGCCACGACACGCGGATCTGGCTCTCCCTCGATCTCAGCCGCATTCCGGACGAAGAGCGCGAGCAACTGGCACACCATGTCGCAACGGCGATGGGCCGTGCCGGACTGCGGCTGACGTCGTCGACGTTCCCTCATGCCCACGACACGGCTGAACGTCTGGTCGCCGGCGAGGCGCTGCGCGTGGAGAGGAACAGCCTGTAGACCTGCAAGTCCCCAGGCAGGCCGCTGGGGGCCATAACCTCCTGGGCCGTTTCCTCTTGGGGCCGTTTCCGCTCGTACGTCTGCCCTTGCCAGTTCAGCGGCGGCCGTCGAAGCGATCGTCATCGGTATCGGTCGGCAAAGTGTCGAGCTGGTCGGGGTCGGCCAGCTCTGTCAGCCCATGGACGGCGGCGTCCATGCGGTCCGGGCTGTCCATCCCCTCGACCCAGGTGACCATCTGGTCCTCCAGGTCGGGGTACTCGCCGACATGGTGAACGAGCTGCTGTTCGTACAACTGAGCCACGGGGGCAGCGCGAAGGCGTTTCCCGACCTTGGCGGTGACCTCCAAGATCATCGGCATGAGGAGGCCCTTGGTGACGCCTTCGCGGCGCAGCTGCTCCCATGCCTGGGTGACGATCTGCCGCGCCATGTCCCCGCCATAGTTCTTCTCGACGACGATCGCATCGGCCTTGAGTTCGAGCGCCAGTCGGGACGCGGCCAGGCCCCAGTCGTTGGCGCCCATTGAGCCGGATCGGTCGGCCAGGAGATACAGGTGCCGGTCGTAGTCGCGGCCGACACCGATGACTCCGGTCTCGTCGCCGACGGTGGACTCTCCGCCGGCGGGGTCGACGGCGACGACGATGCGCGCCAGGTCGATACCGGAGAACTGGACGGCGTTGATGCGGGCGGTGTCGATCCACTCGCGTTTCCAGACGCCTCCCTCCGGGGGCCGGGGCTTCTGCATGTAGAGGGCTCCCCAGACCCGTTCACCGACTCGTTTGCGGGTCTTGGCGTGGTGGGCGACGTCGAAGCGTCCGGGCCAGAGGGGCTCGCCGAGTTTGCGGCCCAGCGGGTCGTCGGGGCTGTCGGCGAGAGCAGGAAGGTCGATGACTCGCCAGGCGTCACGCTCGGTGGCGAGGATGCGTCCGGCAAGATCGTCTTCGTGCCACCGGGTCTGGATGAGGCAGATGGCGCCGACGGGTTCGAGTCGGGTCTGCAGGACAGACGTCCACCAGTCCCAGGCGCGTTTGCGCATGGTGGGGCTGTCGGCGTCGGCCATGTCCTTGACCGGGTCGTCGACGATGGCGATGTGCGCGCCGCGTCCGGTCAGGCCGCCGCCGATGCCCGCAGCCAGCAGTCCGCCTTCGCCGCCGACGATGTCGAAGCGGTTGGCTGCCTGGCTGCCTGACTTCAGCTGGATGCCGAGGTCGTCGCCCCAGGTGGTGATGGCGTCCCTGATCCACCGGCCGTGGTCGTCGGCCAGGTCGGCGGAGTAGCTGGCGATCATCATGCGGTGGCCGGGGTTGCGCCGCAGGTACCAGAGGGGTGCCCAGCGGGAGGCTCGTCGGCTCTTGCCGTGCCGCGGGGGCATGGTGAGCATGACGCGGTCGCATCGACCTTCCGCCATGTCGATGAACGCCTGGTCGATGAGGTCGAGGTGGGGAGCCTGCATCTCGCGGCCCCCCGTGAGGACGGCGGCGAGTGAGCCGGGCGACCGGTCCATGGCCATCTGGCGCTCGACGCGAGCCAGTTCGGCGCGCAGCGCAGGCGATGCAGCCCGAGCGATAGCGCGTCGCTGTGTTGGTGGGAGCGTTCTGTAGTGGACTACGGCGCTCGCGTGGTCTCGCTGCCTCATGCGCCGTCCGGATCGGTGAGGTCGATCAAGGCGCTGAGTTCGTCAGCAGTGACGTCCTCGACCTGGACGGGTCCGCCATCCGGACCGGACAGTTCCGTCCTGACGGGCACGTCGAGGCCGAGCAACCGAGCGCGGCGCTCCATGATCCGCAGTGTGCGGTCGATGGCTGCGAGGTCCTGGTCGCGGACTGCCTTCTTGTAGGCGACGAAGAACAGGCGGTCGAGGCGGTCTGCCTCAAGCGCACGCAACTCCTCGACGTCATCGCCGAGTTCAGCTCGGCGGTCGGCGAGGGCGGTACGGACGTCCCGGCACGCGGCGTGGATCAGTGCCTCGTTGGTGGGCGGGTCCTGGTTCTTGCGGTACCGCTCGATCCCGTAACCCTGCTGGTAAGCGATGCCGTCGGAGTTGACCGCCGGATCGGCGGCCAGCTTGCGGGCGATCGTCAGCCAGTCCACGCCGGCGAGGCGCAGGTCGATGGCGTCCGAGCGGCGGCGCGCGATCGCCGCCCGCGCGGCTTTGTCGGGGCGTCCCACTGCGGGGTCCTCTACAGCTCGGGTGCGCCCCCGCGCCCGTCACCATGATCGCTCATCGGATGACGCACTACATCCCTAAGTCATCGCGGGCAGCGAATTTCGGCAAAGCAGAGCACGAATGCTGCTTGGTTTTCTCCCTTTTGCCGCCCCGGCTAGGCCCATGCCGTCCGTAGCAACCGGTCACTCACCGTGTTCATCGAGTGAGGGGAGTCACTGGGAACCGGTGTCTCGTACGTGACTGTCCGAGGGACCCTCTAGGCTGCACTCCGTGGTTGCACAGGTGGAAGAAACGACTCAGGCAGATCCCAAGCCCAACGGGCTTGGGACCGACGACGACCGGATCAAGGTCCAGTGCGGAGACGCCTACGACCTCATGGCTGATCTTCCACCAGAGTCCATCGATCTGTTGATCACCTCCCCTCCGTACTGGGGACTGCGGAGCTACGGGCAGGAGCACAACGAGGGCATCCTGAAGGAGTGGCTCGCCGAGGACGCGACCAGGGACCAAACTGACGTGCCCCCGTACGAGTGGTACCGCAAGCACGGCGGAGTGCTCGGCCTTGAGCCGCTGCCTGAGTGGTACATCGGGCACCTCTTGGAGATCTTCCAGCGAGGCGCCGCTGCTCTGAAGCCCGAGGGCAGCATGTGGATCAACATCGGGGATACGTACTTCGCCCGTTGGTCGAGTATCCGTCATGATGGCCGGCAGGGCCTCGGTGACAATCCGCGCTCTCGGCGGCGCACTCCGATGGGCGGATACCGGCAGGAGAAGCAACTTCTACTCATCCCAGCCCGTTTCGCCATTGCCATGCAGGACCGTCGGTGGATCCTTCGTAATGACCTGATTTGGCACAAGCCCAATGTGCCTCCCAGGCCGGAGAAGGACAGGCTACGGCTTGCGCACGAACACTTCTTCCACTTTGTGAAGCGCCCGAAGGAAGGCCGAGCCAAGTACTACTACAACATGGAGGAGGTTGAATCAGGCGCGCGTGACGTCGTAAAGACCACCGTTCGCTCTGGCTCCGATGGCCATTCGGCGACCTTTCCTGTGGACTTGATTCGGCCGCGCATCCTCAGCTCGTGCCCCCCCGGTGGGACTGTATTGGATCCCTTCTGCGGTACGGGTCGCTCCCTCGCGGTCGCTGCCGCCTCCGGCCGCAAGGCAATTGGGTTTGAACTGCACGAACCATTCCACGCCGCGGCCTCAAAGAACGCAACCAAGGCACTGGAACAGCTCACTTTCGACCTGGGCGACGACGAGATCGAGGAGATGGGGGCGTAGGTGTCCGGGGGAAGTGCTGCAAAACCGAAGAAGCAGCCCAACAACTTCATCGCCGAGTGGTTTGGGCATCGAGTTTATCCCGTCGTTGCGGAGACCACCGAGAGCCTCGCGGACCAAGAAGCCGAGCGGTGCCCGTTTCTCACGGAAGTGACTGGCAAGAAGACGGAGTGCATCAAGAAGCCGAACTCGAAGGGCGTCTGCACGATCAGCAGTACGAGCAACGGAATGCGCCAGGACTGGCTGGCGTGCCCGTACCGCGCGCTCGACGTGTCGATGCTGAATGACGCCGCACACCGGCTCTTCGGGCATGCCCCGGGTGACGATGTGCAGATCGTGGCTGTTCCAGTGCTTGAGACCAAGAAAGCCGCGGACGACGTACGCAAGCGTGTCGCCGCAGGAAAGCCCACGATTGTTTACTTCCAGAACAAGCTCGGTGGAGAAATCTCGATCAGCCCCACAGATCGATCGCCAGAGTTCTCATTCGACTCCACCATGATCGAACTGCTGCCGGACGCGAGCGGCGCGATCAGCGTTGGTCGATACGGTGTATTCGAGATCCAGACCATGGATTTCCACGGCACATACTCCAAAGCGGTTGCGAATCTCTCTAGCGCCCGCCACATGCATAAGGGCGAGTTCGGTAAGAGCGTCGAGTCGCACCCTCAGTGGCTCTCGGAGGGGGTCGAAGGGCCCAATATCGCCAACGCCTTCAAGCGCACCTTCTATCAGATGATGTTCAAGTTCCAGGTCGGTGCGCACGATGCCTCGGCAGGCTGCATCCTCGCCATCCCTCGTGCAGTGTGGGACAGTTGGCAACGCCATCTGGGGCGTCCTGACCTGACCTCGTATCCCGACGGCACTTGGCGTCTGATCCAGGAAGGCAACGAGCCGGTTGAAAACCCGCCGGCATGGATTTACGTCTTCGACACAGAGCTGTCCGCAGAGAACACGCCTAACTCGCTGAATCTGTGGCGTGTGATCGGTACGGATGCAGCTGCCCTCAGCCACTACACCCTGGACGTGGCCCCCGAGGCTGCTCTCGAAGCCGGCGGCTCCGTTGACCGCCTGCGCGACTCCATAACGCTGCGGCTCTCCAAGTACCTTCCCGAGCTTCGGCCAGCGCCGAAGGCGCGGTCTACTGGAGCCAAGGGCGTGTCGCCCGGCCAGACGATGCTCTGATCCCAGCCGGTTATAGCTCTGGCTGGAGCAACGGATCGAGGACGAGTGTGTCCCCATCTGCCACTGGCGCGGGAGATGGGGACACATCGCCGTGCGTCAGAAGGTGTCAGACCAGGCTCGGCACGGCAGCAGCACCGAGGGAAGGGTTGAGGCATCAACCCACCCCTCCTCCTACATCAGCGACATCTGCTCACCCTCGCCGGGCCTCTTTGGCGGTACGTACTCGGGCGGGGCGTCCGGAGCATCGCGCTCCGTCCGTAGCCACCAGGCGAACTGGTAATTCCGGCAAGTTCGGAAGCGGTAGGACTTCCGCCGTGGTTCGCTCTCGGGGATGCTGTGCTCGCCCCATCCGGCAATGGGGCGAGCGTTGTCGAGGCGCACGTACAGGCCCGGCACCAGGGCGGCCCCTTCCCACTGCTCCCCCGGAGCTCCCTCGAAGGCCAGGTGCGCGTTGTCGCTCCACTTCCAGGGGTTGGGCAGGGCGCAGAGGTACCAGGCCAAAGGCGGGTTCTGCTCTGGCAGTTCGACGGTCTGGCGTCGGCGGCGAACATCCACCCGGGGCCGATCGGGCTGACCGAAGCTCCGAAGGCAGTGCTGATCCAAGGCGACGTGCCGCACACCTGCCAGCCACATGATGTGATATCGGGTCCGCGACTCAATTTCGACCTTTATTCGCTGCGACATACACTCCCCATTTGAAATTCTAATTCGCGAGAGAGGAATTTCTCTCTACTGTTAATTTTATCAAATTTCCCACCAAATCCAGATGTCTATCATGCCGGAATCCGTTCGGATAGGGCATGTTGAATTCTTCTTCAAAAGCCTTCTCGTATTCCTCCCTGGGGAGCGCGATCGGACCTCGGCAGGTGGCTTTCAGATTGGAGCCGCTCAGGTCGCTGAGCTGCACGTCCTTGAAGTAGCGCCGTAGCAGGGCCGCCAGGGTTTCCGGCGTGTGGAAACGGAGCTTCTGCCACTTTCCCTTGACGAAGTTCATCTCGACATTGTTCTCGTCGAGGAAGCTCATCTTCGTGGTGGCGGTCTGGGAGGTGACGCGCTTGGCTTGCTCGTCGCGGAGTTCGCGGGCGAGGCTGCGTGTGCCGAGACACACGACGCCGTCAGCCGCGCACAGGGCGTTGACGGTGGTCAGCACCCAGTGCTGGTAGTCGAGAGACGTGGTGGCGTTGATGACCGAGTCGAGGACCACGACGTCGTAAAGGCCGTGGGCCTCGATGTCGGTGTTGATGTCGCGGATCATGCCGACGACGGCGCGGACGTCGACGGCGTACGAGCCGTCACGGCAGCGGTAGGGCTCGTAGTCGTGGATGTTGAAGCCCTTGGCGCGCAGGTGCTTGGCGTAGTCGCCGTATCCGGCGCCGAAGTCCACAACCCTGTGTGTGGGCTTGAGCCAAGGGGTGACCAACTGGTCCCAGGTCTCGGATCCGTAGGCGAGCTTTCCGGCCTTGGCCTTGGAGGAGAACTTCCGCAGGCGCTTCGGTTGGACGATGTGCTGGTTCCAGACGGGGGCCTTGTCCTCGATGGCCGTCCAGTCGTAAACGCCGTATTCGCCGGTGAGGTCGGCGTGGAGCTGGGCAGCGTCGCCTGATGTCACGGTCCAGGCGAGGAGGTCGAATCGGGAGATGGAGGCGACGACGGCGTACTCGGCGTTCAGCACGATACGGCCCTGGTCGTCAATGACGACGCTGCCCCAGGGGCCGTGGCCGGCGGTCATGTGGCCGATGGCGTTGACGAAGCTGAGGTTCTTGCGCTCTGCGACGTGGATGGACTGCCAGGGAATCCAGGACCATGCGCCGATCGGGCCGGGCTCGGCGTAGACGACGCTGGCCTCGGTCTCGACTCGGTTGTGCAGAAGGTTGAACTGGATTTCGTCCTGCAAGCGGACCTTCGTCCCGAGCATGACCGCGGGCGTGTGCGTCAGCCCGATGGCCTTGAGTCCCTTGGTTCTCTGGTGACCTGCGACCAGCGTGCCATCGGCGTTGAGGATGACCGGCTTCACGACGCCGTGGCGACGCAGGGAAGCCTGGAGCCGGACGAACGCGTCCTCGCTGAGGCGGCGCGGGTTGTAGTCGGCCGGGCGGAGCTGGTCGAGTGGGTACGCCTCGTAGAACTGTGTGGTGGGCGCTGTACTCATGCGGTCTGCCCCTCCTGGCCCTCCTGGTGGGCGTGCTGAATGACGTGCCAGCCGAAGCCGAGGTCGCTGTTGGTGTCGTCCACGAACTTCGTGTAGATCGCGTTGAGGGTTTCGACCTCTTCGGAGGTGATCCGTACGCGCTTGGACTCCCACTGGAGGTAGCCCCACTGGAGGTAGTCGACGGTGGCTGCGGCCCCGGTGCCCGCTCCGTCGGAGGTGAGTTCGAGCGTCTCGGGGAGGGAGGTGTCGTCCAGGAGTCGGTCTACGCTCTCGCGGTCGTAGCCGGTGCCTGCGAGGTCGGGGATGTCGGAGAGAATCTCGGCCAGGAGAACGGAGTCGTATCCGGCGAGGTCGTTGGTCCGGTTGTCGACGACGACGATGCGGTCTGCTGCGCTGTCGTCGACGTCAACCCAGGTGACGGCAATCTGCTCCCAGCCGAGCTGCTGGGCGGCGGCGTAGGTGTGGTTGCCCGCGAGGATCTCGTTGGACCGTCCGGTGAGCGTGCCCTTGTTGACGACGATCGCGCGGTACTGGCCGTTCACGGTGAGCGATTCGGCGATGGCGGGGAGATCGCCGTTGCGCGGGTTGCGGTAGTACGGCGTCAGATCCCCGATGGGGACGGCGAGAGGCAGGAGCAGTTCGGGGATGTTGGCGGGCGTCGACGTCACGGGGGATCCCTTGTGTAGGTCGTTCCCCGCGCCCTACAGCTGCTCAGAGTAGACGATCTACGCCGCGTCGCGGTGGTCGCCGGATCCAGCACTCAGCCTGTACGACGCTGGCCGGCGTCTCGTCCGACGTTGAGCGTGGTCTATGAAGGCTGCCACGAGTGCGCAGGCGGGGATGGCAAGGAGGCTGGCGAGGAAGGCCCCGCCGCCGCCGAGCTGGACGATCACCCAGGCGATGACGGCGATAAGCGCCATGAGCAGGGCGGCCAGCGCGTCGGCGGCGAGGCGAAGGAGGGTGCGCATCACCGGTTGTTGCAGCGGCAGATGCCGGGCGGCAGGCACCAGGAGTCACAGGATGCGCACCACACAGCTCCAGGTACGGGAGGGGTACGGTTTTCCGGCTCGGGCTGGGGTGCCTTCTTGGCGGTCATGCTGCTGTGTCCTTTCGGCGTCGGGGGGATAGGGCCTGTTCGAGTTCCGCCAAGTGCCTTGCTGCGTCGGGATCCGGGCCTCCCCGGCGTTCGGGGACGGGGTCCCGCTCAGCGAGGACTTTGGCCACCGGACCGTCCCGCTCGACGAGGAGGCGCTCGTACAGCTCCCGGTCTCCTGGGTCCCCCTTGAAGTCCTCTGCGTTCATGGCGCTCCTGAGTGCACGGGGACCCGCCCCCAGCGTGAGCTGGGGGCGGGTCCGGTCGCGATCGTGGATCTCGGCGGCGTCCTGGTGGCTCCGCTTTCGGTGCGGGGCCGGTGCCTGGCGGGTAGGGCGCGGGGGATTGGCCACCCGCCAGACACCGAAGGGGGATGCCGCATGCCACGGCGTGCTGACGGGCCGGTTCCTCGGCTGTGGCCGTTCCCGCCAACGAGATAGAACGTATCACGCTTCAGTGTTGGGATCTATCTCTGCCCATAGGGCTGCTCCGTATCCGAGTCCGTCAAAGGGGGCCGTCCTGTGGGCTGTTGGGGCGTCGACAAGGAACAGGTCCTGCTGGACCGCGCGAGGTCGCGCTCGGAAGTCCTCGACTCTCGGCGCGAACCGGTTGAATCCGGAGGGCGGCGGCGCGTCCCGGACCGGTATCACCGCGACGACCGTACGCACCCCTACCGAGGGGAACGCGTCGTCCGGCAGTTCCGTGATGGTGCCTCGCGCCTCCTGGACGCGCGCCCGGAAGTCCTTGGTCAGGCGGTCGGAGCGAAAGGTGAGGCCGCCGGACATCACCGCAACCACCAGGCCGCCCGGCTGAACGAAGCGCAGGGCCCTCTCCACGTGCCTGATGTCCTGTCGGTCCGCGAATGGTGGGTTGAGGACTGCCCGGTGGTACCGACGCTCAACCTTAACGTCGAGGAAGTCTGCGGTCATGACTCTTCGGGCGTACCCGCCGGAGCGGATGTGCTCGGCCCGGGTGGCGTCGAGCTCCACACAGTCGACGATGACGCCACGGGCGGCGGCAGGCTTGGCGATGGCGCCGCGGCCGGCCGAGGGCTCCAGCATCTCGCAGCCGGGTTCGAGCTCGGCCAGCTCCAAGAGCTGTTCAACGACGGGATCCGGCGTCGGGTAGTAGCCGCGCTCGGCATCGGTGGTTACCTCACCGGTGGCGAGCAGTCCCGCGATGGCCTCGGCGGCATCACCGGGGAAGAGGTGAGCGCGCTTGTAGCGGTCCCACCGGCCACCCGCCGCGCTTAAGGCGAGGTTGACGCGCTCGTACAGCTTGCGGTCGAGCTGACCGGGAAGTCGAAGCATCGGGCCGTCGGCCGTGGCCGCCCGGATCACGTCGAGGACATCGGGATCTATCTGCATGGCTGGGTCTCCTGGTCACGAGTACTGAGTGCAGGTGGCGGCGAGCGGATGGCCCTTGTGGTCGTCGCAGACGGCGTCGCCCGTGTTCGGGTCGGTACCGCCATCGCACAGCTCGCAGACCCAATAGCCGCAGACAACACAGATCGCGGAGGCGAGCCGGTTGTAGGCATCGGCCAGGTCGGTGTCACAGAGGCGACAGACGGAGGGCGGCAGCGTGCCGTCGTCGGGCCAGGTCTTCAAGCCGTTGATGTGGGCGGGGCGCTTCATGCCGTCCGCCCTCCTCGCTCACCCGCAGTCTCAGTTCCAGCGGCAAGCAGGGCCGCTTCGAGCTCGACCAAGCGGGCCGTGATCATGATGTGGGTGCGTACGTACACCGAGCTACCTGCACCCTTCATCAGGTCGGCGGCGGCGAGGAGGGTCAGGTTGTACGCCTCGTCCAGAGCCGCCTGATCGTCGTCACGGCGTGCCTTGAACAGGTGATTCGCAGCCTGGCGAACGAGTTCGGCCACGTTGGAGTCGTACTCCTCCAGGGCGTTGGCCGAGGCTGGCACGTCGAACAGGTTCCGGTTGATGTTGCGCATGCTCGGGATCGGGTTCATCGCAGTAAGGCTCCATAGAGAGAGGGGGGCGGCCCGGGTGGGCCACCCCCTGAAGGGCAGGTCAGGCCGCGACGGAGATCGGCTCGGTCACCGTCTCGGAGTCGCCCTCCGCCGGCTCGGCCGGGCTCTCGGGCTCCGCCTCGGCCGCGGGAGCGGGTTCGGCCTGCACCTCCGGCTCCGCAGCGGATTCGTCCGCCTCCGGAGTGGACTCGGCCTGCGCCTCCGGCGCGGCGTCGCCCGCGTTCGGCTCCAAGTGGGTGAGCAAGGCGTCGGCCTCGGCAGCCAGGTCGGGCGCCTCAGCGGCGGGGTTGACCATGATCTCCTTGGCGTCGGCGTGCGCCTTGGCCTGGCGGAGCTGGAAGCGGGCCTTCTGGACGAGGGCAGCGACCCGGTCCATCTGCTCAAGCCGCTTGCCGACCTCGCCCTCCAGACTGTTGGCCAGGTCCATGGGGTCGGCCTTGCCGATGTCCTCCAGCAGGGTGCACATCCGCTCGATCGCGTCCAGGTCACTCTTGGTCTTGGCCTGCGCGCGGCTCCGCTCGGCCTTCTCCTCGTCGGTCATCTCCTCGACGTCGACCATGGAGTCCTGCTTGGCCGCCTTCTCCTGCTTGCGCATGGCGTAGGCGATGTGGACCAGCTGGTTGTCGGTCTTGTCGCCCTTCTTCCAGTCCTCGAAGACCGCCTTCTGGTTGCCGGGGGAGAGCGCGGCGATCTGGACGGCAGCCTGCGTGCCGATGTGGCCCATGTCGACGGCGGTCTGGATCTCCGGGCGCAGGTTGAGCAGGGCCAGGCGGAAGTTGACGTACTGGATCGACTTGGAAAACGTCTTCGCGACGCTCTCGGGCGTGGCTCCTTCCTCCTGGTCCAGGACCTTCTTGAAGCCGCGGGCCTCCTCGAGCGGCAGCATGTCCTCGCGGTTGAGGTTCTCGGCCATCGCCTTCTTGAAGGAGTCCATGTCGCTGATCTCGGCGTCGCCGCCGTCGGGCAGGAGGATCTTCGCCTCGATGGTGATGTTGTCGGCCATCTCGTTGGCGCGGAAGCGGCGCTCACCGGCGACCAGCTCGTAGCCCCCCTCCGCCACCTTTCGGACGACGATCGGCTGGAGGAGACCGTGCTGCTTGATCGAGTCGGCCAGCTCCTTCAGCGCCTCCTCGTCGAAGGTCTCGCGCGGCTGGTTCTCGTTGCGGCGGATCTGACGCATCTTCAGGGTGGCGAACTTGTGCGACATTTCAGACTCCAAGAGGTCGGTGGGGGCTTCTTCTTTCCCCCTTCCTTGTGGTTCTATTCTATATGCATTCAGGGGGTGGGTCCACATTTTTCGAGAAGTTTTTGCAGGTCAGACGCGCGAAAGCGGACCCCAGCAAGGGATCCGCGTTCGATTACTCGCCCAGTCAGCCCGCGACGACCTCGCCCGCACACTGTGCGCCACAGCCGACCCGCTTCGGGTCAACGATCGCCAGCGCCCCGAGCGCAAGGAGCGCCGTCTCCTCGTCCAGCGTGACATTCTCCACGCCGCCCGACTCTTCCAAGCGGGCCAGTACCCGGTTCAGCTCGATCCCCACCCGTACCCTCCCCGTATTGCGGTGTTCAGCCCCATAACGAGCGGCATCCCACTTAGATCCCCACACAGTTAAGTTGGCGGCACACATCAGCTGGCCTGAAGGGTGCCGGACACGATCTCGCAGCCTGGGAGATGGAAGAGGGGGCGGCAACCCGGCACTGAGTGCACTTTCTGCTTCGGCTACCGATCTTGCCCAGCGCGTTACCCATTGTCAACTAATCTAGACATTGAGCGGGCCACGAGACACAGGAGCCCCATACACGGATACTTTGTGTGCGTCTTGACCTGCCATGTTCCGCCCAACCGGGCCCGCACACCACCGAGGAGTAGCCGTCACATGCCGTTCGGCCCGGACACCCCTCTCTCCAGCAAGCTCGCCGTACTGCTCGGCAGGAAACGCAGGGCGGAGGGGAAGACCCCCAGTACGCGCGCACTAGCCGCCGCGACGGCGGCAACGCCAGGGGGCAAACCGGTTATGACTCACCAAGTCATCAACGACCTCCTGAACGGGGTGAAGTCGGACCCCAAGAGCTCGCAACTGGTCGGACTCGCAAGGGCTTTCGAAGGTCCGGTAGCTTACCTACTCCCCGGTTACAACGGACTGACCTCCCTATCGGTCTACGAGGAACACAAAGACGCCCGCGAGGCGCTACGGCTCATCCATGACCTGGGCGAAGCCGGCGCCGCTGAACTACTGGAGGCCGCACGTGAGATCCGTCTGCGGCACGGGCGCAGCGATCTCGCTGTCCCAGAGGTGCCCGAGCCGCTCCCCCCTGTCGCTGAACCACCGCGGCCAGGCCGGCGGAGGCGCCTCAGCTTCACCGAAGCAGCAGAGCGCGCGGTCTCTGATCTGGAAGGAAACTGAACCAAATGGACGGCATCGTCTTCGGACTGTGCGCCCTGTTCGGCTTAGCTGGCACCGTGCTCTCCGCGCGCGAAGCCTGGCGCCATCGGGACCAAGCCGAGTACCGCATCGCTCGATTCACTCGGGCCACAGCCTTCGGCGTCTGCACGGTAGGCGTGCTCCTGGCCGTGCCCGCAGTTGAAGACCTGGTCGAGTCTGTGACCGGGATGAACAACGCGGCGAAGATCGGCGCTCACATCTGCGCAGTGCTGTGGTGCGGCAGCCTTCAACTCATGCTCGTGGACTGGTCGTACAACCAGGACGTGCTGAAGGCAAGCCTGTACGCGCGCGTCGCGTTCGCGGCGTGCGTCCTCACAGCAATGCTGCCGCTGTTCGTCTACACCACTGAAGAGGGTGTCGAGTTCACGACCGAGTACGCCAGCGTCCCAGGCGTCACCGTTTACCTGATGGTCTACCTGGGGTACGTCGCGATCACCTGCGGCGAGATCGCGTTTCTGTGCTCTGGGATGGCTCTCGTCGCCCGCAGGCGTGGGCACACCTGGTCGGCTCGCGGGCTGGCTCTGTCAACGGCGTCCGCGCTCCTCGGAGTCGGGTACGCCGCCAGCAAGGGTTCGTACCTGGTGGCTCACTACCTCGGGCACCCATGGCCATTGGAGAAGGAAGAGATCATCTCGCCTCTACTGGCCGGACTCGCCGTGATCGCGCTAATCACTGGCCTCACCATGGCGATGATCGGCAGGCGGCTCGCTTCCCGCAAGGCGATCGTCTGATCCACCTGACAAATTGGCCAGCTCGCGCCAGTGGAGGACGACGCGCCCCGGCTCCACTGTTCGGACGCCGCGGGCGCTCGCCGGGAACACCTCGACCTTTTCCAACAGCAGCATGGCGATACTCCTCTTCGAGGCGGTAGGCGCTGTGTTCCACCACCTCACGAGGTCCTTCGCCCTGCCCAGAGAGAAGTTCGCCATCTGCTCCGCGTACCTCTTCCGGGATCGCGCTTCCTTGAGGCTCCCAGTGATCTCCTTGTCGGCGGCCACTAGTGCGTCTCTGCTGATCCGGCGCTGCCCGAACAGCGTCCCCGCGTCAGTCCGTCGCGCCTCCAGATCCTTGATGTCCCGGTCGAGGTCCTCGACCATCTTTCGCACAGCGGCTTGGGCTTGAAGGATCAGGTCTCGGACGCCGGGCTTCAGGAGTTCCGCCACGACGTACTCACCGACATGGTTCTCCAAGAGCTCGGCGTCGATACGGACTTCCCCGCACCCCCCTCGCCCGTCCTTGTCCTTCGGGCGACAGCGATATCCAGGGGTCCCCGCATTGGTGCGCGCGCCTTGAAGAGCGAGGGTGCACTTGCCACAGGTACTGGCACCTTCGTTCAACAGGTAGTCGTGCGGCGCGTCCGCGTCGGCTGTCCTCCGGCTCTGTTCGCGCGCCAACAGGGCCTCGAACTCTTCGCGGGTGATGGCGCCGGGGTGGCCGGCGTCAACCAGTTCACCGTCCTCGTCGTAGCGCAGACCTGCGATGGCTGGATTGCGGAAGAGTCGTCCGACGGAGGCGTCCTTCCACTCCCCGCCGAGTGTGCCTCGGTAGCCCTGCCCGTTCGCCCATACGGCAACATCCTGGTTGGACACAGACGAGTCGACTAGCGCCCGGCTGACCATCTGGCGCAGCGGGTCCACTTCGTCATCGCGCAGCCGTTGACGCGACTGATCGTCGAAACCGTAGAGCCGTGGCATGCGGTGGTCCGTTCTCGTCTTGTGCGCCCCTGTAGCCGCCCGATCCTAGGCCACACCACCCGGGTATGGGCTATGACCAGAGAAGACCGGTTGATCAAGGACTACGCAGATCGCTGCTCTGGCGGCGTCACCCCCAGCACGCTCCAGAGTGCAGCTGTGGGGACTCTCACCGTGCTTCCCAGAGTGAGCGTCTGCACGGGAAAAGACCCCTGTCTGATCAAGTTGTAGGCCTTGTGCGTACCGATCCCCAGCGCCCGCGCAGCCGTCGTGACGTTCACTGTCGGCGGCAGCGCGAGCAGTTCCTCCCGGGTCATCGAGCTGGCCCCGGGCTCCCTGGCTACAGATGCGTCCTTCGTTGTCATTCCCGTTGTCGCGATCTCCCCCGCGCCAACACGCCACAAGGATACTCCAACACTGGAGTGTTGGGGCAAGATAGGAGATGGGTCGACATAGACCAGCACAGAAGATCCACAAGCGGAGACGACAAGGAGCCATAGGTGTTCAACCCCAGCTACTACCGGCAATGCGCCTGTCGAGAGGATGTGATCGGCGATGATGACAAACCGGTGCTCAACGACGACGGCAAACCGAAGCGGCGCCTGGTCGGCGCGGGCTGCCCCAAGCTCAAGCAGAAGAGCCACGGCCGCTGGTACTTCTACTTCGAACTCGAAGCGGGCGAGGGTGGCGAGCGACAGCGCGTGCGGCGAGGTGGCTTCGCCACGAAGGACGCGGCGCAGGCCAAGGCGGCCGAGGTCTACCGGGAATCCGTCGACGGCACAGATGTGCTCAGTAACGCCACCGTGAAGGAAGACCTGGACGCGTGGCTCAAGAGGAAGAGGAGCCTGGCGCGCACGACCTTCCACGGGTATGAGGAGCACGTCCGGCTCTACCTCGAACCTCACCTCGGGCACATCAAACGCCGGGACCTCAAGCTGCGGCACGTCGAGGCGATGTACGGCGCGATCGAGCGGGAGAACGCCGAGCGGCTGATCCACCACGGCCGGATAGTCGAGTTGCAGCAAGCTCGCGACGCCGCCTACACGGCGTGGGTCCGCGCTGCGGGGAACAAAGAGGAGCGTCGTGCCACGCGCCTCGCTTACCTCGATGCCAACGCCGCCCTCCGCGAAGGCCGCAAGGGCAAGCGGAAGATCACCAGCGCCTCCACGATGCACCGTATCAACGCCACCCTGAGCTCGTTCCTGGGCAGCGGCATCAAGCGCGGCGACTACACGAAGAACTGGGCCGCGATGGTCGAGCTGCCGCCGGTCAAGCGGCCCAAGGCACTGGTCTGGACGCCGGAACGGGTCGCAGAGTGGAAGCGCACGGGTGTGAAACCCAGTCCCGTCATGGTCTGGACTCCGGAGCAGACTGGCGAGTTCTTGGACTTCATCGCCGACGACAGGCTGTATGGCATGTGGCACGGGTTCATCTTCCGAGGACCTCGGCGCGGTGAGATGTGTGCGCTGCCGTGGAGCGAGGTCAGCCTGAGCGGCTCGTGGTTCCGCGTCTCCGCACAGGTCGTCGAGATCGCCTACCGGATGTACGACGAGGCCCCGAAACAGGACAGTGTGCGCACCGTCACGCTCGACACGCTGACACGCGCGCTGTGGGCCGAGTGGCGGGAGACCCAGAGACAGGAACGTCAGCAGTGGTCCGGGGAGAAGGCATGGGTTGAGAGCAACCGGGTCTGGACCCACGAGAACGGCGAGCCGCTCCACCCCGACTGGATCAGCCGGCGGTTCAACCGGCTGGTCGAACTGTCTGGGTTACCTCCGATCCGCCTGCACGACACTCGGCATCTGTCGGCAACGTTGGCGCTCCTCGGCAAGGCGGACATCAAGGTCGTCCAGGAGCGGCTGGGGCACAGCTCCCGCCAGATCACCTCGGACACGTACACGAGCGTCCTGCCTCAGCTCCTGACCGCCGAGGCGGAGTCCACGAGCGCGGTCGTACCCCGCTCGAAGAAGGTCGGTCCCCGGCGACAGAAGCCGAAGCGATCGAAGGCGCAGGATGAGGCGCCAAAGACAGGCGGGGACACCGAAGGCGATAAGCCAGAGGAGGGGCTCCGTCCCGCCGCGTGACCTGCGTCCCAACATTGTCCCAACATGCGTGATCCCATGATTGGGACGGGCCGCCAAGATCTCTCGACCGTCGCCCCCAACCAGCTAAGCTGCTGGTCAGAAGGTTTCTCCTCGCGTAGCGAGTGGTGGGGCGGGTGGGACTCGAACCCACGGCCGACGGATTATGAGTCCGCTGCTCTAACCGGCTGAGCTACCGCCCCATAGCGGCGTGTCGCGTACATGTGTGCGCGCCGTCTGCCGCAGCATAGCCGCTCATACGATCTCCTGCTTCGGCTGGGCGGCTTCGCACGGCCTACGTGACCTTGAGGACTGCGCCCGGTGCCGCGCGGTTCCCGGACCAGGGAAACGGACATGAAAAAGGACCCCTGAGAGGGGTCCTCGTTCATCCTGCTCCCCCGACTGGACTCGAACCAGTAACCTGCCGGTTAACAGCCGGCTGCTCTGCCAATTGAGCTACGGAGGACCGAGCTCCCCGGACTGGACTCGAACCAGTAACCTGCCGGTTAACAGCCGGCTGCTCTGCCAATTGAGCTACCGAGGAAGGTCTCGTTGTGCATCGAACGTACCTACCTGGGTATCCGCCAGGGGGCGCTCGTTCGCTGCGACACATACATTAGCGCAAGCAGGGGGGTGCTCCGCCAATCGGTACTCCCCGGCACCGACGCCGCACCGGAGACCTACGCAAGGAAAGGGTGGCCGCCATGCGTTACCGGCTCACGTTCGTCGCCGGAGTCGTCCTGGGTTACGTGCTGGGCACGAGGGCCGGACGCGAGCGCTACGAGCAGCTCAAGACATCAGCCCGGCAGTTCGCTCAGAACCCCGCCGTCCGCAACACCGCGGAGACGGCGGCCCACCAGGGCCGCGAGTTCGCGGGCAAGGCGTACCACATGGTGAGCGACAAGGTCGGCGACCGCGTGCCCGACTCGGTGGCGGAACGAGTCCGCCACCTCCGCGACCGAGCCACCCACAACGGCGGCGAGGACGACTGGGGTACGAGCAATACCTGA